GTCATTTCATTGAGCATCACGGTTCCGATGGTCGCCTTTTACAGGCAACTATTGGCAATCAGGGCATACGCATTAGGACGCGTGATCAGCTAATTGCTGACAAACTTCGGAGAGGCGCGAAACTCTCCACCCAACCCGAACACGGCGAAGATGACGCTAGTGCTGAAGAACCCAACAGCACAGGCGAAAAATCTCCCGTCAACGAGGTGATTGTTGATCCAGACCTTATCAAGTTACACTATGAGGAATCCGTTATTAGTGAACCGAGTGGTGTTGAGCACATTGACTCCACCCTTGGCTCACAACTTGAACAGGTCCAATCACAATTGAAAGGCTCGTTTTCAACTCCGATTGTAAAGCAAGCGACACGAAGCATTGAACAACTTGTTCTGCTGGTTATTGGCTTGCAATACGATACCTCTCTAGAGGCTATTGTGTTGCGATGTGTCCAATTTCTGTCTGCTATAACGGAGGGGGGAATTATTTTAACTTTGAAAGATTCCCTCATGAAATACGCAGCTGCAGCAGCCATCCCTGACATGCTTAAGGGAAAGACTGTGAAAGAGTGTTTTGACACTGAAAATGCGCGAACGGAACCTGAGATGTTCTCTGCGGAGAGCTTGAAAATCTGGGAGACCATGAAACAAGGCATTTTCACGAAACATCTCTCTTACATTCTTGGCACTGTGTTTGCATTCTCTGCTTGTAAAATCAAGAACATCAAGTTCAATCATCCGATTTACGAGAAGATTGCTGAGCACGCAAATGCTGAAGAGATTGATGGTATGGACCTGATCGATCATGCGATTAAGTTGTACAACTGGACTTCGACAGTAGGTATGGCTTTTTTGGAGGCTCGCAGTTTTGAACCCTTAACTGTGAATACTTCAACACTTGCCAAGTGCCATGAGAAATATTACTATTGGCACAAGAAATTTCTCGATTTCAAACGAGAGGGCAGATCCACAATGGAGGAGCGCCAACTCATGTTTGTTGAAGTTGAGACAATTCTCACCCTACTAGAACGATTCGTCAAGTGTCAGAAAGAGAAATTTATGACACTGCAG